CGCTAGAACTCTTGTCTTTCCACCAAGGGTACTCCTTGTGAGCCACTTGTTCAATCTGAGCGTATTGCTCGATGTACTTGGCTCGGGCTGGGAGATGTTCTTCCAGAGCGTCAAGGGCTTTAATCTTGATTCTGCGAATATCTTCAGCGGAGTAATCCGTCTCATTACCATCTTTATCAGTTACAGTTGCACCATCGGGGTTCATCTCGCACCAGCGTCTGATTTGCTTGGCTTGGTCGGCCTCACGGCTAACTTCGTCAAGAGTCTTAAGGTTGGTGTACGGGTTATCGGACTTAGGAGTCTGTGCTGGCTTTTCAGCCTCTTGCGACAGTCGCTCAACTTCAGCCCGTAATCTTTCCACTTCTGCTTCCGCTTCTCTCCGTTTGGCAGAGAGTTTATCAATGCGTTTCTTTACGCCCTTTGGCAGTCCACGCTCAAGTTCATCATCTTCAGACTTGGTTTCTTCGGTTTCCTCGGAGTCTTCTGACTGTTCTTGCTCGCTTTCTGTATTGGTTTCCTGTGAAAGAACTTCACTATCTTCTTCGGAGGTCGCTTGACCCTCCGTCTCGGTCTGTTTCTGGGAGTCCGAATCCTCCGCTACTTCCTCACCTCCTAGGAAGGTCTTGCCAATGATATCAGCAAGTTTGGTTTGGTCAAAGGCTGAGGCTGTGCCTTCGTTTGTCGTGGGGTTGTTTGATTCCGTCCCAAGGTCGGATTGATTTTCTGTATTCATTAGAGAAAGGTCTAAAGTCCTATATTGTTATAGCAGGGTTTTATAGTCCCAGAACTGTTGGCAAAATCTTTTATTTTTATGCGTATGCAAGTTCAAACTACAGTTTGTACCATTTTCGCACGAAACATCACTCTGGAGGTCTGCCTAAGTCCTTCAGAACGGCATCACGGGTAGTCAGCAGGACAGCCTTGAATGAGTTCAGAGCCTCTGCCCGTCCGCAATGATACGCTCGGTCTTCGCCTCTATTTTCCTTCTGCAAGGCGTAAGCCGTCTCAGATTCGATAGACGCATCAAGCAACATAAGAGTCGCCTTCCAAAGAGGAGTATCCTTGTCGAAAGCGAAGCCGTGAATGATTTCCTGTGGTAGCATAAATTACATTCCCATCTGGGATTCCTGCTCCTTCTGCATCTGCTCCGCTTGCTGGAGTTGACCTTGCAACGCACCAGCGGCTTGCTCACCGACAGGCGTGACACCAGTTCTGCCAATCTGCTTGTTCTGTTGTTGGCTGACCGACATCTGGAGGTTCTTGATGTAGTTTTCCATCAAGGCACGGAAGTGCTGGTCGCTCTGCATCTGCTGTTGAGCCTTTGGGTTCTTGCCCAAGATGTCTTGGAGGTACTGCAACTTGGTCTGGGCAGTCGGGTCATTTTCGACATAGTTAGCCTCGTTACCAAGCATCATCAGACCGATATCGGACTGGATATCCTTATAGAGCAGTTGGGATGCAGAAGCCTGTTCGACAATCAAGTCCTTCGCCTTATCTGGGTCGATAGCCTCGACAGCCGCACGAACCAATTTGCTCTTGTCGATGACACCAGCGGAGTCCAGAGGCATAACGAACTGCATAATCGCCTGTAACTTCTGCATAACAAAGTCGGTGTCGATTTCACGGACATCGTACTTAATCTGGAAGTCGAATTGGTTTGAGTTAGCCGACATATTCGTAGCCATCGGCTTATTTGTGATGGACTCGATTTCGACTGGGTCAAGATACTGCAAGCACAGGCTGAACAGCATATTGAATGTCTCGCTCCAGACATCCAGCCAGTTGTTCACGACATATTGCTGAGTGACCTGTGTTCTCTGGGCTGGAACATTCGGATGATAGATTCCGAAGTAGGCGGCGTGGTTTTGCTCAACGATGTTAATGAGGTTGAACGCAGTATTCGTCTCCGACTGCGGAGGAGTCATAAACTTGTAGTCATCTGGCGTGGTGACAGGCAGGTGAACACCCGGAGCAATCTTGTTGATACCACCCAGTCTCTTCTTAACGAGAATAGGAGGCATAGTCGTAAACGCTGTGCGGTCACGGATAGAGTCGTGCTGAGCCTTGATTTCAAACTGGTCAGTCATCGCAATCTCGGGAACGCCTCTTGACTCTTGGATAGGTCTGCGGAGACGCTCTCTGCGGTAGATGACGAACGGATACTTGTTGTGGGCGTAGCCAAGGAGTTCGTGGCTAGCGTAGATATCCGAACCAGCCCGTGGGCAGAAGATGGTGCAGTAGATGCCCTGTGTGCCGTCTTCGTTGATGAGGCGTGAGTAGGCATAGACGACCTCAATCAAGTGCATATTGCGGTTAATCTGATAGTTGATGAGCGTAGCCGCTGGCAGGATGTTCGGGTCGTGGAAGTTCGTTCGGAGTCCAGCAACGCTGACCGCTTGGTTCACGAAGTCTTCGCCCCAGCCGTACTGAGCCGCCTGTGAGCGAATCTCCATCTCCGTCATAAACACTCTGCGGAAAATGACTCTGGCGTTCTGGATGTCGATGGTCTCTGGAGGGAACGAGATTTCATCGAATGGCTTGAGAGCAGTAACGGACGGAAGGTTCTTGGAGGTGTAAGCCTGTGGAATCTCGGCCTTGCCTTCCTTGCGAAGGTCACGGACGGCCTTCTTGATGTCCTTCGGGCTCACATCAGCGATGTACTGAGAAATGAGGTCGATAGCATAGTCTTCCTGCTCTTCCTGCATAATGGCGTTAGCCAAGTCCTGCAATGACGAGCCACTCTGCTTAGCCTGTTCGGACAGTTGCTGGATTTCCTCGATTCTGATGGTTTGGTTACGCAGGGCGGTTTCCTGCTCCCAAGTGATGTGCAGACCAGACCATCCGTACTGCTGGGTATACTGAGCAAGCAGTTCGGCTTCTGAGCGAAGTTCCTGCCTAATCTTGGATTGGGTCAGCCAGTCCATCAGCACATTTGCTGAACCAGCGAAGTCATAGTCATTGTATTCAGTTCCCTTGACCTTGACCTTACAGCGGTCAAATGTCGTCATCAGCATCGCAACGATGTCATTGATTGTGCGGTCAACCAGACGGCAACGCACATCGGACGCACCCTCAAACGGGAATGCGGCATCTCCTTCTAGCCGTGAGGAACTGTGTTTCTTGCCATCGGAGGTCTGACCAGCCCATCTGGAAAGACGAATGTCATCGTTTTCCATAATGTTGGCGACATTGCCACCATTCTGCGTGGAGCGGTTGTATTCCTGCCAGAGGTACGGGATATCTGGCTTGCTCGTAGCGTAGACCAGTTTATCTTGATTTGGATTGTACTTGGTCGAAAGATTGTTCTTAGTTATGCTCATTTTTTATAAAATTGATTAAATCGTCACGGAAGTATCGCTTATGACCGCCCTTGGTGGTATAAGTTCTTACAATTCCATCCATAGCAAGGGACTCTAACTTGCGTCTTGTCAAGCCCATAAGTAACATTGCCTTTGAGCGTGTTAAGAGGATAGGGTAGTAGACCTCCATCAGTAACTGCCCCCACCCGTACCTTTTAAGGATTCCGAACTCAGATACTCTGGGTTCATAGTGATTAAGTAGCGGAGGCAATCGATGGGGTCTTTGGTTGCTCCCTTTTCCCCATCCATCCCAGTCCATTCCTTTAGACAATAGATAAGATTTTGACATTCTTCTGAAATATAGAGTTTAGGTTTATTTAGCGGTGAAAGTTCTTGCGAGTAGTCGTAGGCAAAGCCGTCATTAATCATTGATACGCCCTGTTCGATACGGATGCCAGCGGCTGGCTGGAAATGCATAGGGACTTCCCCGTCATCCAACATATCAATCAAGGTAACGCCCCCGTCTTCGGTTACAGCCTTGGAGCCGCCAGCCCTAGGGTCGATGTAGCGTTCATTTATGACCTCTTCGCCCTCTAAGGACAGGATTAGGCTTTTATATTCCGCAAGAGAGCGTCCAGCCCCGTTACGCTGTGCAGTACCCATCTTCCCATCGGGGTCAGCAGAAGGTAATGCCCATTCACCTTCAGACGAATCTGGAAACTCTCGATATACATAGAGGCAACCATCCGAAGATGCTCGTAGCCATAGCATAAACCAGTTTCTAGCCCCAGCAGGGTCAACAACCATATAATTAGTCCCGTCTCTGGGTATATTGTCTGCTTTGACGATGTTGATTTCTGGGTTGAATCTTGGGAATTGGTTTCCGCTGATATTGTCTGCCCATCCGTACGCTCTAATCTTGATTTCATAAGGTTTCTTGCCCAACAGGGTCTTCTTTAACTGTTCAAACGGGTTGTATGGATTTAGTTCGCTATGGAACCACATAACCCCAGCGGGACGGACATAGGACTTCGCCTTATACGGCATCGTACCCCTAGGACATCCCATCACAT